ATTGATTCTGTAATAAATCACGAGAATGATTACAATTTTGATTATTTTGCGTGGAAATCATTGCAAGAAATGTATTTGTTAAAAAATCCTGAAGGTAGAGTAATTGAAAGACCTCAACATATGTATATGAGAGTTGCTCTATGGGTAACTAAATCATATGAAGAAGCTGTTGAGTACTACAATTCATTATCAAATCAAGTTATATCTCCTGCGACACCAATTATGATTAATGCGGGAACTAAAACACCTCAACTAGCGTCTTGTGTATTAAAATACAATCACGGAGATTCAAGAGAAGGGTTATTACAAACATTCAACGACATTTCAACATATTCGTCTGACGCTGCTGGTATTGGACTATGTATGTCTAACATTCGTAGTAAAGAAAGTCGTATTAACTCGTCAGGAGGATTTGCGGGTGGTTTATTGAAGTACTTAAAGATTGTTAATGAAGGATTGAGATTCTTCAACCAACAAGGTAGAAGACCCGGTAGTGCGGCTATCTACATTGAACCTTGGCATAAAGACATTATGGACTTACTTGAAATCAAAAAGAATACGGGGGCTGAGGAATTGAGAGCAAAAGATTTGTTTACTTCAATTTGGTTACCGGACAACTTTATGAATGCGGTTAAGAACAACGATGATTGGTATTTATTCTGTCCTAATGACATTATCAAAGCGGGTATCAAACCATTACAAGAGGCTTATGGTGATGAGTATGAATCAAACTATAACAAAGCGGTTGAACTTGGACTTGGTAAAAAAGTGAAAGCACAAACAATTTGGAATAAAATTATTGAATCTCAGGTTGAAACCGGAGTTCCTTACTTATGTTCTAAAGATAGTGCGAACAGAAAAACAAACCATCAAAACATTGGGGTGATTAAACAATCTAACCTATGTAATGAGATTTACCAATATACTGATGAGAACACAACAGCAATCTGTACGTTATCATCTATGGTGTTGAAAAACTTTATTGTTAAAGGTGAATTTGATTTTAAATTACTTTATAGTGAAGTTAGAAAGGTTGTTAGAGCACTTAACAAAGTTGTTGATATTAATAGTTACTCAACGGAACAAGGTAGAAAAGGTGGGTTAGAACAAAGAGCAATTGCGATTGGAACTCAAGGTCTTGCTGACGTATTTTTCTTAATGGATTATATCTTCACAACTGAAGAAGCTAAAAAACTTAATAAAGAGATTTTTGAAACCATCTATTTCGCGGCAATCACCGAAAGTATGAACCTATGTAAAACAGGGGAATACAAACCATACAAATTCTTTAAAGGGTCACCAATGTCAAAAGGTATATTCCAATTTGATATGTGGGGGTTAGATTACGAAGGATTAGGTAGAATGTGGGATTGGGACGCACTTAAATTAGAAGTGTCTAATCACGGGGTTTGTAATTCGTTATTCACGGCTCAGATGCCAGTTGCGTCTTCAGCTAAAATTACAGGTTCATTTGAAATGACAGAACCGGCTCACTCGGCATTATTTAATCGTCGTGTAGTTGGGGGAGAAATTTTAATTGTAAACAAATACTTAATTAACGATTTTGAAAAGTTAGGTGTTTGGTGTGAGGATTTAAAAAATGAGATTATAATGAATGAAGGTTCTGTTCAGAATATTAATTTTAATAATTATTTAGACCCTGAAGACAAGAATTACAATAAGAAAGTTAAGAGAATAGAACATTTAATTCCAAAATATAGAACAATTTGGGAGATATCTCAAAGAGAATTAATTGATATGGCGGCAGATAGAGCACCATTTATTGACCAATCACAGTCTATGAATATCTATATGTCTGAACCAACATTATCGAAGATTTCATCGTCACACTTCCACTCTTGGGGTAAAGGATTGAAAACTCTTTGTTATTATGTTAGAACAAAGGCGATATCAACCGGAGCTAAACACTTAGCTGTAGACATCTCTAAAGTGGGTCAACCAAAATCAATTGAAAAACCAACAGTTGATTTAACACAAAAACCAACAGATACGGAATTTGAATGTTTCGGATGTGGTTCTTAATTAGAATATAAATCACGACTTTGGTCGTGATTTTTTATTTTAGGGGTATTTATAAAAAATAGTTACGACACTATATTTATAGTTATGGCAGATGGAACAACATACGGTTTAACTTTTCCTTTCAGAGATTCTTTTGAAGGGAAATATTTAGATTTATCTAATACAACGGAAAAAGAAATCAGAAATAATTTAATACATCTTTTGTTAACAAGAAAAGGTACAAGATATTATTTACCGGATTTTGGAACAAGATTATACGAATTTCTTTTTGACCCATTGGACGCACCTACGTTTTCACAAATAGAATCTGAAATACGTGACGCTGTTGACCTATATATGCCAAATTTAAAACTTACAAGTATTAATATAACAGCGGCATCAGACGGACAAGAAGATAAAGGGTCTTATGTTAATGGTGAGAACGATAGAGTTTTTAGAGTACCTGGTATTGCTCAATTAGAACATACCGCTAAAGTTAGAATTGATTATGTTATAACAGATGATGTATTTAATTCTAGTGATTTTGTAATAATTAATATATAATATTATGGCTAATAAAAAGATTTCATATACAACTAGAGATTTCCAATCAATAAGAACGGAACTTATAAATTTCACTAAAACTTATTATCCTGAAACTGTTCAGAATTTTAATGACGCATCAGTATTCTCGGTTTTATTGGACCTTAATGCTGCGGTAACAGATAACTTACAATTTAATATTGATAGAAGTATTCAAGAGACAGTATTACAATACGCTCAACAAAGGTCTTCAGTGTTTAATATTGCAAAAACTTATGGATTAAAAATACCGGGAATGAGACCATCGGTTTCTTTGGTTGACTTTTCAATTACGGTTCCTGCGTATGGTGATAAAGAAGATTTAAGTTATTGTGGTGTATTAAGAAGAGGGTCTCAATTTAATGGTGCTGGGCAAGTTTTTGAAACAGTGTATGAAATTGATTTTGCGTCACCAATTAATTCAGAAGGATTTCCTAATAGATTAAAAATACCAAATTTTGATTCAAATAATAAGTTATTAAATTACACTATAACTAAGAGAGAAACTGTTGTTAACGGGATGACTAAAGTATTTAAAAAAGTTATAACACCAAACGATGTTAGACCTTTTTATGAATTATTTTTACCTGAAAAAAATGTGTTAGGTATTACAGGTGTTTTATTAAAAGACGGAACACAATACAGTAATGTACCTTCATCTCAAGAATTTTTAAGTACGGATAATAAATGGTACGAGGTTCAGGCTTTAGCCGAAGACCGAGTTTTTATAGAAGACCCAACAAAAGTATCGGATAGTCCTGGTATTAAAGTTGGAAAATATGTTCAGACAAGTAATAAATTTATTTCGGAATTTACTCCGGAAGGATTTTTAAAAATGACTTTTGGTGGTGGTAATCAATCTGCTGATGAACAATTAAGAGAATTTGCCGCAAATGGGTTTATGTTAAATTTAAACAAATACTCAAATAATTTAGGTTTAGGTAGTACGTTGAAAGCAAACACGACACTATTTGTTCAATATAGAGTTGGTGGGGGAACAGGAAGTAACTTAGGGGTTAATACTATTACTCAAGTAGGTACAATATCATTTTTTGTTAATGGTCCTTCTGAGAGTATGAATACAACAGTGGTTAACTCGTTAAGATGTACAAACGTTGTGGCTGCCATAGGTGGTGCTGACTTCCCAACAACGGAAGAAGTAAGAAATTTAGTTTCTTATAATTTTTCTTCTCAAAATAGAGCGGTTACGGTTAATGACTATGAGTCTATTATTAGAACAATGCCATCTCAATATGGAGCACCCGCAAAAGTTTCAATTACTGAAAACAACAATAAAATTATTGTACAGATGTTATCGTATGATGAATCCGGGGCATTAACGGAAGTTGTTTCAAACACTTTAAAAAATAATGTTGCTAATTACCTATCTAATTATCGAATGATAAATGATTATGTTTCAGTTCAAAGTGCTAACGTAATTGATTTAAGTGTGAATGTGGATGTTGTATTAGATAACTCTCAAAATCAAGGAACAGTTATATCTCAGTTAATAACGGTAGTTTCTGATTATTTTAGTCCGTCAAATAGACAAATGGGTGAAAATGTTAATGTTTCTGATTTAAAAAGGTTATTACAAAATGAAAATGGTGTTATAACTATATCTGACGTACAATTCTTTAATAATGTTGGTGGACAATATTCTTCATCTCAAACATCTCAAAAGTATTCAGACCCAACAACAAAACAAATTCAGTTGATTGATGAGACCATTTATGCGGAACCAACACAGAGTTATCAAATCAGATATTCTAACAAAGATATTAACATTAGAGTTAAAAATCTTAAAACGGTTAATTTCTCATAATAATTTATTTTAAATAATAATGAATTATCTTTTAAAAATAGTGTATAAACTATTTATTAAAAAAGATAATATATGTCAAATTCTTATAGAATAAGAACTCAGGTTGGTGTAGACACCTCATTAAAGGTGATGATTGACCAAGAGTTCGAGTATTTAGAAATTCTATCCTTAAAAATCCTCCAAAGTGATATCTACACACGACAATGTGCCGATTATGGTGTTGTTGTTGGTAGAGTTAGTGTAAATAATGGTTTTGGTATTCCAAATGCTAAAGTATCAATCTTCATTCCTTTAGATGAGATTGATAAAGAAGACCCTGTAACTTCAAATATATATCCATATACTAATTTATATGATGTTAATGATGATGGGTATAGATATAATCTATTACCTTACAAACCTTCTTATAGTGCTCACGTACCGACCGGTACTTTTTTTACTCGTAGAGATGTGTTATTAAGTCCCGTTCTTGGTGACATTTATGACAAATACTATAAATATAATGCAGTGACCAATCAAAGTGGTGACTATATGATTTTTGGGGTTCCCGTTGGTTCTCATACAATTGTGGTAGATGTTGATTTATCAGATATTGGGGAATTCTCGTTATCTCCTCAGGATTTAATTAGAATGGGTGTTGCGAGTGAAAATCAAGTTGACGGCACCAAATTTAGGGCTTCAAGTAATTTAGGTGAATTACCTCAAATTGTTAGTTTTAAAAGAACCATTGAAATTGAACCATTATGGGGACAACCTGAAATATGTAATTTAGGTATAACTAGAACAGATTTTGATTTAACAGGTGAGGCTAATATTGATATACGACCTACAGCGATATTTATGGGGTCAATTATTTCTGATAGTGATAGTAACGCAATTAGAAAAAACTGTAACCCAACTAGAGATTCCGGATTTTTATGTAATTTAATTGCTGGCTCTGGAGAAATATTGGCAATTAGACAAACAATTTTTCACGATGCAGATGGTCGACCTATTCTTGAATCTTATGGTTTAGACGGCGGTGGTACAATTATAGATACACAAGGTACTTGGTTAGTTGATGTTCCTATGAATTTAGATTATTACATAACTAATGAATTTGGTGAACAAGTTTTATCTCCTGACCCACATAAAGGAATTCCAACAAAAGGTAAATATAGGTTTAAAGTTAAGTGGGCTCAATCCCCTTCGAGTTCTGCCGAAACTAAAAGAGCTCATTTTTTAGTGCCAAACATTAAACAATGGAGTGATGTTCAAAAATCATACGCTTTTAGTCTTGATTGGGATGATTATTGGGATTTAAGTACTGATGAAATGTTGCAGGAAGCGATTGATTGTAAAGATAAATTTTATCTTATGCAATATAATAAAGTTTATACTGTATCTCAATTTATTGGTGAAAGTCGTGGTAGTGGTGGTTATCAACAATTTACAGGTATTAAAAATATATTAGATGAAGCGTGTGAAAGTGAAAATAATAGATATCCAACAAATGATGGGTATTTTAGATTTGATTTCTTTTATGTGTTATTTTCGTTTTTAAGTATAATTCTAACGCCAGTTTTCTTTGCTCTAATACTTCTTTTACATTTATTGTATTTTGTAATATGGATATTGAGGGTTGCTTATATACCTTATCTAATAATTTATTATACAATATTCTCTATAGATTCGTTTGTTGGGGCATTTGCCGTTGGTTTTGGTGCGACATTTAGTGCGGGTATTTTTGCAATGGGGTTTTTGTATTTGTTAGTTGTTGCTCTTTTAGTTTATATTTTAATTCAGTTATGGAAAATGAATTTAGCGGGTATACAAGTTCCAATATTAACATATCCTGATTGTAGTATGTGTGCTTGTAATCAAGGACAAGGTGTTGATGAAAATCCGGATGAAGATAATGGGTTAAAAGATGTTGAGACAGGTAACGAGGATATTGTTCCTTGTAGTTATATTACTAGTGATGGTACATCCGCATCCGCTCTTACTTTAGGTAAACCCGTTGCGATAGTATCGTCAATGGGGGGTTTTAAAGTTCCAAAAACAGGGTACACAACAACTAATTTTGTTTATCTTACATCACCTAAAGGTCCTTATAACTTAAAAGATTCGGGGACGCGTTCAATGATTGCGACTCAATTTACGGGTAAACAATTTGATGGTCAAACAGCTAATCCTGGATATGGTGTCCCATCACCATATTTGGTAAATAATGGTACAGCTGCGTCTGTTTGGACAACAACCGCATTACCAATTGCGGATAGAATAAATTTATTTAATGTTAAAGCAAAATATTTCAATAGTAGTCTTGATAATCCTGGTGGGGGTGTTAATAGAATAACTGTTAAATATGACCCAATAAGAAATACAGGTGCTAATCAAATACATTATGATAATACGGTTGTAATTCTTTGTGATAAGTCAAGTCTTAAAAAATATGTTTCAGGTCAAATGATTGCATTTCAAAACCCATCATATAGTAAAGACCCAAATTTAAATAGTCCAATTATTAATAAAGCGGGTAATTATGCGATTACTGGTGTTACGGTTACGGGTTTAACTACTGTAAATGTTCCATACGCAAATTATGATGGGTCAGGAACTAATCCTGGACCAACATATAACGTATTTTTAACCGGAAATACTAAATATAATTATCTATATAGATTCCCTACTGATGTGGAGTATTTTCAAGTTATTACGGGAATGACCTATGATTCTTTTATTGCTCAGTGTAGTAATCAATTAGGTTATACCTCACTAAATAATAGGTATATTAGTAACAAAACCACATTTTGGAGACAAGAATGGTCGGGAGATAATGTAGGGCGTGCGGATTCAAACTCAATGGTTTTAAAAGCGGTTGATTCAATTAAGAATCACAATTTAATGGGTGTTGTTATTTTAAATAGGGGGGTTGACCCATATACTGATAAAATAGAGATTGAGTATGGGTTAGGTAAATTATTTGGATATTCTAGTGAAAGTAGTATGACAATTAAAACTAAATGTAGGATGAATATACCTATACAGGGTAAATTTTTAAACATAAGTCACGCTAGTGGTGACTATCTACAAACAACAGTTAACGGTATTACGGCGGGTAGTAACGTTGGTGCGGATTTATTATATAGTAATACTAATCAAAAATTATATTTTAATTCATTCTCGTTTACACCTCAACCATTGGACATATCTGGTGATACTATACAATATCAAGCAGATATGTCAACAGCTTATACTTGGACATTTTTATCTGCGGGATATAGTGGGTTTAACTCTGATTTAATAAGTTATTATTCAAAATTAGATAATAGGTCAGGTAGTTTTAGTTTACAGTGTAATAATGAGGGTGAAACTAACCCATCAATTACTAGTGGGGGAAAAAACACACCACAAGGATTTTCGGTTAAAGGTGGTAATAATTGGTTTACTCGAATTCCAAGAACACAGTATGCGAATTCAATTGGGAATTATTTGGTAATTGATAGTACTAACTTATATAATATTAATTTTAATAATGAGGGGTACATCCCGAATGAGGTTGTTGAAGGTTCGGCAATAATGAATTTAAGAGGTAGCATTGGTGTGCCGTGGATTCATTGTTATTGTTGTCACTATTGTTCAATGCCTTGGGCTAGTGATTGTTGTGATTGGCAACCACCTGCTAACCCTGTAGATACGTTAAAACCATATTATTGGTCACCAACATATAACTCTACTGGAAACACATTAAATTTTACAACAGGAACGAATGGTAATCAAATAGTGATGAGGGGTGATAGATTACCAACATCAACAGTGGCTCAAGAGTTTTGTTGTAATTCTTGGGTATTACAAAAGAATGCAAATTTACAAGTTTATTTAATTCCTGAAAAAGGTGTTGTAGGGATTACTTCAACAGCGGGGTCGTTTGGTGTTGTCGGTGGGGGTAACTCAGTTAGTTTAAGTCAAAATCAGAAACACATTAATGGGTTATTTAATACATTTACCTGTAAAGGTTCTGTTAATTTAGAGTGTTACGATTGTAAAAGACAAACTATAAATGGTGCCATTAATGGGACAGTTAAGGTTAACTACGAGTATCAATATTCTGCAGGTAAAAGAATATTTAATAAAGGATGTTATATTTTTATAACAAGAATGTTTTTATCTTTAATTAGAGATTGGGAGTTAATGGCTGAATGGATTTCAAGAAATATGGTTATGTTAGGTGCTTGTCGAAATGTTTTTTCACATACATTTAATAATAATTGGGTTAACGGTAATTTATACGCATTATCGTTTAAAAATGATATTGTTGGTTATTCATCTCCAACATCTAATCCTCCAAACGCACCGATTAATCAATATTGTTCGAGTCCAAATTCGCCGATTATTTATCATATTGCCACTAAATCATTTTATTATAGATGTGCACCATTTGATGGTGATGATTTTACAGCTATTAATTACCCAACAACTATGATGGATTTAGGACCAAGAAGTTCTTTTTTACAAGAAATAATAATGTCGGATGAATATGACGGATATATTGCAAATAAATTAAATTCTTCTAGTTTTTCACACGTTGATGAAATACTTAATTTATTTATTATTAGTAGATTTTTAGATAATGGATTTATTCAAAATTTACTAGCGGGGGCTAATATTTTAGCGTATTTCCAACAAGATGGGGACCCTAGAGGAAATATGAAAATTGATGGGGATTACGCTCAATTAATTTCAATTAATTCTGAATTAGGTGTTGCGGCATTCCAAGCGTCAAATTACCCTGATGATAATGACCCAAATAAACAAAGTCCTATATTTTTTGATTGTCAGTATTTGGGTATTTTTTATTCATCTGATACTCAAACTAGAGACTTTGTGACACCTAAAAGAACAATAATTGACCCAACTGCGTTAGTTACTAATCAATCGTGTGCGTTCAGTAATTTCCCAGTGTATTCTCAAGTTGTACCATTATCTCAATGGGAAATTAAAGGTACGTCAAGTATTTTTGGTAATGAAGAAAATAATTGGGATTATGCAACAATATATAAGTCAAAATATCAATCGTTAGATAGATTAAACTCTAATTCAAGATATTTTAGGAATGATGGGATATCGGTGATTGATGATAAAGGATATATTTATGCGGTAAATTCGGCTGGTGATTTAAGCGCGGGAGTCTCAAATTGGACACATAATAATCCGGACCCTCAAATGGTTACCGTTGGTGCTCCTTTCCATTTTTATTTTGGTCTAAAACGTGGTAAATCGGCGTATGATAGATTTAGAAGTAAATGGGTTAATACTGAAATAACAACAACATAAGATGGGTAATAGAGATGATATAAGAATAGTTTTAGGTTCATTACGATATAAGACAGCGACAAATACTAATTTGTCTATCCCAACACCTTTAGTCCAAACAGCTAAAACTTTACAAGAGTTTGATAGGAGTATTGACATTAATCTGGCTCAATTATTTCACGATGAGAGAGAAAAATCTACGGTGTTTAGACCTGTATGTAAATTTGCATTAATCTTTGATAATGCGTATTCAGGTAAAACAAATTACCCACCATTAGAGAATAATTTGTTTTATATAAATGAAACTCAAAACACTATTGACCAATGTAAAACAAATCCGGATTCGGTTAAATGGGAGGGTTACCCGCAGTATAACGAATTTGATTTTATAAGGAACGATTATAATACTTCGGGATATACTACACCTGATAGTAATGGTATGGTTCACGTAAATTTTGTTACTAAAAGTGCCTCCACATATAATTGGAATCATTTTATTAGTTATCCATATATGAATCTGCCTGGTAAGATATTACAATATTCTGATGACACGACAAGTCCACCAACATTTAATCCATTTAGGGCTTATGAAGGTATCCCATTTATAGTTAGAATTGATGATAGTAATAGTAGTAGTATTGTGCCGGGAAATGATTTAATGATAAACGGGAATCGAGTTATTGAATTTAGATGTCCAATTAAACACGGATTATCTGTTGGGGAATATGTAAAAATTAAACTTAAGGCTAGTGGTTTTGAAGAAACGTATCAAGTGTATGCTTTAGGGAATGGGTTGCCGGGATATGACGAATACGTATTTAATATATATAACATAGGGTTTAATCCAAATCCGTTTTCTCAAGATGATTATGGTAATTTCAGAAGAATAATAAATAATGAAAACCCTGATGATACTATATCGGAATATTACGTTATTAGGCATAAAATAATAACAAATGTTAATGACAGTGTTTTAACCAATTCGGGGTTTGAACAAAATATATTTGGGGATAATAGAAAATTTGAAAGTTCTGCATATACCCCAAATAAAATTAGTAGAGTTTCTTATAAAGAAGGTGCTAAATCATATTCATTATCATTTAACCGTGATATTGATGTTAGTGCTTTAAGAGATAACCATAAACGACCAATTAGTGAATTATTTGTTACAACTATTTGGAAAGGTTATTTTGGGTTAATGTTTAATAATGGTGTTAAATTAAAGCAAGGTTTGGAGATTAATTTACCGTTAAAAACCTCATTATCTCCAAATAACTGGTGGCAAACTACATTGTCAGATATTCCTGATGTTACTATGAATAATTATATTGGACCTAATTATAGTACACAAAACCCTGGTACAATTCAGTTTAATTATATTAGGTCACTTCAAAGTGGGGATACAATTGATGGTGGTTTTTATGAGTGGAATAATTTTGAACAAAAAGAAAGATTATTAAGTGACATTTATCATAAAATGATATATAATGATGATGTGTTTAATGTTCCGATAGTTCCTCATAAAAATGACCCTGATACAAGATATGGAAGATATGGTTATTTTTATCAACCACATAGAAAATTAACTCTTAGAGTTTTTTCTGATTACATCGAAACCGGTGATATTAGAAATACTGTTGATATACCGGATTATTCATATTTCTCAACAACCTATAATTCCTTTATATGGAGAGACATATATGAATATGGGTTTAAAGATGCTGAAGGTGATGGGGTTGATTACCCATTTTTAAATGGTACTCATTATCCTTATGGTAATTTTATTTTTAGAATAATACCGGAAGGTACTAATTATAGAGAGAGTGATATGAACTATTACGCGACACTTTACGGTGCTGCGGAACCTAAAAACGATGGTTGTGAATAATAAGTACAAATTTACATTACCGAAAGGTGACGACAAGTATATTAATCTACCTGTAGAAATCAAATGGGATTTTTTAGGTAGAACAGATGCTGTTGATGAATATCAAGAATACGCTGTTGAACGAGTTACAGGTGTAGCGGACGATTTTGAAATTTTAAGGTTTGCTCACGCGGGTTATGGTCGTAATGGTAGTACTGACGTTAAATATGATTTTCATTTTTTTAGTGTGTTACTACCTGATGATAATGGTGATTTAGTACCAACAGTACCACCAAACCCATCTTTGGATATTACAACTGCGGTTGCTTCAGATTGGAAAATAAGTTATATACCGGAAGGTTTTACAACCTATGACATATATTACTATACAAAACCTTTTACAAAATCATTTTTTAAATTGGATTTTTACGATAAAAAAGATTCTGCAACTCAGACTAATTATTTTACAACAATAATACCGGTACAACAAGGATTCACGGTGACAGGTATAACATCAACGTTAATGCCACCGGTTAACATTAAAATACCATCATTTAAATTAGATTATGTTGGTGATAAGGAAGGGTTCTTTTTGTATTGGTTAAGAAAAAAAAAATTTTTAAATATTAATCCTGACCCAACAAATACTACCGAAACTTTTTATATGACGGCTAAATTTTTTGACGCTAGATTAGGAATTTTTGTTAAAATGATGACAACACCTCAAGTATTACCTTTAGTTCCGTCACTATTTCAATTTAAACCGGAAGAACATTTCTATTATAAAGTTGTGTTGGATTATACCGATTACACTTATAAAATATTTGATAATATTAGTGGTAATAGAGTTGGTGACGTAAGTTCCATAAAATGGTATGAATATATTAACCCTTAATTATGATAGATAAAAATTATAGTATAAAGATTTCACCTGGTGTGATTAGTGGTGATATATTTAAAGTTAATTATAACGGAGCCACTATTACGGGAACATCGTATTCTAAGGAATGTTGTGTTCTTAAATCAAAAATGATTGAAATAAAAGTGACAGGTTCAACGTATGCGTATTCCGCAATGACTGAAGTGCTATCGGGAGGGACTTATAATACAGGTACCACACAATATAATTCATTATTAACAGGTTTAACGGTGCCAATTTTACTTACAGAAAATACGGTTGATATTGGGTATTATTCAGTGTTTGACGGTATGGTTGTACAAAAAGATACAATGTTGAATTTTTTATTTTCAGCAACAACTTTATACCCCCAAAGAGTTTATTTTTATAATACATCTGATGTTGAATTTAAGAAATACTTACAGTTTTCAATATATAAAGTTGATTGGGGGGATGGTTCAGTACCTCAATCTATAACATCAACGGCTCAAATATATCACGATTATACTTTTACAGGTGAAACTCAAATTACTATGTCAGGTATGAGTCCGTGGGGTACAAATACAATAACTAAAACAGTTCAACTTCCGTTTACAGGAACAACAATATCTAATCCAAAAGGTGAGGCATTCTTTACTCCTATGGGTGGTAATTGGAGTGGTATATTAGTTCCTTATGATTATATATTCAGTGGTGATAGTAATTGTGAATCAACAACACAAGATATAACTCAATTTACAACGGTACCTTTTTTAATTACGGGGTATACAACATCATCATTAACTGATTTAAAACAATATGGTCCTACACCTTATTCAGTAACTACGTATGATATAACAGGAAACACTGGATTTATTGGTAGATACTTGGGTGTGTTTGATAGTGGGTTATATACCGCCTATACAATTAACGATATTACCTACTATGATTATAACAATGGTACAACACTTTTTATTGCCAAATCTTCAGGTTTAACCACCGATACAGTAATTTGTCAACCAATAGTTAAAAATGAATTATTATTAGGAATAATTGATGAAGCAGAAGTGCAAAGCAATGTATTTATAGAACGAGGGAAGAACTCAGCCTTAGAGAGTATTGAAAGACTTGGTGAGGTTAATAGTGTCGGTAGTTTAGAAAAGTACGGATATAAATTTTTTAACATAATTAACGCAACAACATAAGATGGCAACAGGAACCTATGGAACAATAAGACCGGCAGACGTAAGTCCGGAAGATGTGGAGATAATATTGAATTATACTCCAACAAGAGATGAGACAAACAACTTTGTTTTAACAAAATTGGATGCGTTATCTGTATTAACCCCTTATTACAATAATGACGTAACAGGTGTTAACTCTAATATTGAAATTTTAGGTGGATTATACAATTTAAGACTACCTGCTGAACAATTTAATAAAATAGGTATCTATACCTTATTTCTTAGACCGGCTCAAATTAGAACCACTATATTAGATTGTGGTGTGTTATCTTCATTACCTAATGTTAAAGGTTTAGTAATTGATTTGAATGCTGTTCCGTCAAATTATAGAAACAAATTTGTTAGTCAAGGTTTGGTTGGTTTTAGAATTGAATATCTAAATTCTGATGGGACAAAAATACCTAATTTCTTTAGAATTATTACATCGTCATTCTTTTGTGAACCGGTTGTTCAAAATTTAACAAATTCATCACAAAAGGCTATTAGATATCGTTATACTAACAACAATACAAATTTATTATTTTGTACAGTATCACCGTCTTCATCACCAACAAATAATCCGAATGCGACACCATATATTGGACAGCCAAATCAGAATATTATAATTACTAACACTTTTTTTAATCCTATTAGTTTGGATATTGAGATTGCGGAACACGATATTTCAACATTGGCTATTGCTCTATATGGTAATCAAACTAAATCTATTGATGACGGTATCTACACTCTATACGATACAAGTAATAACATTTACAAACAATACAACTTATACGAAATTAGAGACCAATTTAATACTTTATTATATGAAGTTAGACAAGATAGAGGAAATAATATTGATTTCAGTAAAAACTTTACAAATATAACACAATAAAATGGCAAATCAAAATTTTACTTGTCCACCACAACCAGCAACAGGTGCGGGTACGTTTTCAGACAATTTAGTTGGGTTCCAACTAATTGCTGGAGGTGGATTAACGCAAGGTAATTTTGAATTCACCACGGCTTTAAGTGAAAAAGTTAATAGAACGTTTTCAACGGGAACATTTTCAAGTCCGGTGAATTTAGAGGGTTTAGGACTTTCGAGTGTTGACCAATCAAGAGCGATATTTGAAAACAACTTTAAAGTTTATCCTAATTTTGATTTAACCGAAGTTACAAATTTTACAACTTACGGGTCAATGGTTAAAAGAATTTCAACATCTGTTGAGACCATTATTAGTAAATTTCCTGCGGCTTTAGAAGTCACTTTTATGGATGAAAGCTATAAGACTGGTGATACAGCGACAAATATAGTTTATAATCAGATAACAAATGAAACTAATTTTGATTTAATTGTTAGTAGAATTAGAAATCCTTTTGATATTGATTTTTCTGTTAACGCTACAAGAAATTTACAATTAAGAGAAATACAAGTTTCAGAGTTACGTAATATGACGACTCAATACGCTAAGTATTCTTTATATTATAATGGTGTTGGGTATGACGTTAAACAAATTGTACCAACTAACTCAACATCGTCAGGTACTCTTAAAATTTTTGTAAATGGTAATCCGTTTTCAGGACAAACAAGCTCTATTGATGATATTATAGTTAGACCTAATGACCACGAAGTTAATCGTGTGTTTAGTGTTGATTTAGATGAGGTACAACGATTTTTGTTAAATAGAAATATATCACCAATATACACGGCAGTGTTTAAAGTTCCAATGGAAAGTGAGGATGGTTCATATTATATTAATAATGAAAATGTTACTTGGCCTTTAATGGGTGTTTGGAATTTAGATATTTTGACAAATTCGTTTACGGTTTATTTGACAACATTAAATGACATTAGTGCGTCTTTTGATAGTTACCAAACAAATCTTGTGTCAAGATTTTTAACGACAGATTCATTTAGAGAATTTGACACTGTTGACCAAAAGGTACAAAAAGTTTTACAAATATATGGTAGAAGTTTTGATGAGACTAAAAAATTCATTAATGCTTTAGCGTATATGAATTCCGTAAATTATAATTCGGGAAATGATATCCCATCTCAATTATTAAAAAACTTGGCTCAAACATTAGGTTGGGCAACAAATATAACACCAATCTCTAATGATGATTTTTTAAACTCAGTTTTTGGGCAAAAAAATAATGATAGTTCATCATTTGCGGGTGTTTCACAATCTCAAACACCTGATGAATTAAATTACAATTATTACAATAATTTAATACTTAACTCGGCTTATTTATTCAAATCTAAAGGGACTAGAAAATCAATTGAAACATTAATGAGAATGATTGGGGCTCCGGACGCTTTAGTTGAATTTAATGAATACATTTATTTAGCCGACCAAAAAATTAATATAAATGAGTTTAATACTCAATTTGCTAATATTTCGGGGGGTACATATTCAAAAAGTGTTCCTGTTTTAGACCCAACATATGTTTTCACAATTCAAGGGAGTGGGTATACGGGATTTACAACAAGTACATCATTAAGTGATTCTAATGTAACCATTTCGGATTATCCTATTGATAATTTTGGTTATCCAAAATCTCCGTCAAATACAGATTCTTATTTCTTTCAAATGGGTAGTGGTTGGTTTGAATCAACACCTAAACATAGGTCTTTAGAACAAGTTGATTTAACAACTAGTGTATTCACAGGGTCTAATCCTAATTATCAAACTAAATTAACACCATTTAGTTATGGTCAAGATTTTTTAAATGTTTATAGACAATTACCGTATACCACATTAGGGTTTAACTTAAGACCGGCAATAGATAATAATAAAAGTTGGGTAAATACTGAAGTCGGTACTAGGTCTAATTTTGACGGAGGGTTTGATTCTTTTTATAATACTGATAACGATAACTTAGTAATCAATGTTAAAAATGTTGATTTGTTTTTAAATCCAAGTCAGGGGTTAGTATATGATGTTTGGGTTATGTCAAATCAATATAATTATCCAATTCCAAATGAAGGTTTAAATTATGTTCCACCAACATATTGCGACCCTAATCCGGTTTCAATATATCCTAGTAAAGGTGATATTGATTGGACAGTAATTAATCCACAACCAAAGAATAAATCATTCTTTGAGTTTGCTCAAACATTTTGGAAAAATACGATTAATGTTAGAAATAGACAATTTGCTACTGATGGTGGAACAAGTGGTTATCCAACATTACAATCAATTTATTGGAGATACTTAGAATCTGAAAACATTATAGGGATTGCAAATGATAATTTTACCTATGAAACTATGACACAATATGTTGATGGTTTGGGGGATTATTGGATTCGTTTGGTTGAACAAATGATACCAGCAAGTACTATTTGGAATACTGGTGTTAAATTAGAAAATTCAATCTTTCACAGACAAAAATTTGTTTGGAGAAGACAAAGAGGTTGTCAATTTGTACCGGTTCCTTGTAGACCGTGTGAATTAACTACCACAATATATAATACCGATTGTCCTCGTCAATCAAAAGAATGTAACGTTTATCCGTTTGGTCGTAATGTGTCTAATTTTAATGGTGTTTTAAATTCAGTTATTAGTTCTTATATGGTAGATAATGAATTGGTTGATTGTGAAAGTAGTAGTGTGACATCTCAATGGTATGTTAATGTTACGTTTAATAACACATTAATAATAAATGATTGGTTCTTTAGTGGCTCTGCGGTTAATGAAATTTATAGTGCACCTACTAATGAAAAGTGGGTAACATCTTTAAGATACTCTTTAAATGGTTTACTCCCAATAGGGCTTGATTATTATTTTAACGAAAACTATACAACCGTAACAATATTTAATACAAACTGTGCAGATAAAGACTTAGGGTGGAATATAAAAATAGATGTAGGAATAAACTTTACAATTAGTTGCTCATAAAATGGCGTGTAATTTAACATATAATATTAGTATAACAGGTGATTGTGCTAACTCTTTTGCGGGGGGATTTACTATTGATATACCAGGGGTTGCACCACCATATACGATACAATGGGTTAGCCCTTTTAATGATATAATTCCTTTACCTAGTGTATCGGGAGTTTCATATTACAGTAAGATTTTCTTAACTGCGGGGACGTACTCATTTAATATAATTGATAGTTGTTCACCTAATACGGTTTTACCGGTGAATGTTTTAATATCTAGTGGTACTTGTACTTCAATAGATAGTCATACTGATACATTATGTGGTTTGAATAATGGTTCAATAACCGCGTCAACAACGTATTCATATGGAAATGCGATATTTTCTTTATATGAGACTACGTCAGGATTTATTACATATTCTTCACCTTACTCAAATGTCGCGGAATTCAAATTTTTAAGTCCTGGTACATATTATGTAGTTGCGGACGATGGTGCCGGATGTACAGGTATGTCAGAAACTTGTATTGTAAAAACTTCCACAACAATTAACTATGATTTATATGTGGTTAATGATGCTGGATGTACAACTAATTCAGGTAAAATATTTATAAGTGGTTTAACGGGTAATCCACCATACTCATACTTATGGTCAAATGGTCAAACGGGGGATTCATTAACTGGGTTAACTGAGGGAACATATAGTGTTACTGTAACGGATAATAGTGGATGTGGTGTCCTTAAAAGTGCTGATGTTATGTTGGTGCGTCCTGTAATAATTGGGTCGTTATTTGTGAGTCAGCCAAATTGTTTTATCGCTGATGGTGAGGTAACTGTGGTTGTTGCAGATGGGACAGCACCATTTTATTATTTAGCCTCTAATGGTGAGTCAATAATAACATTCGATAGAACGGTTGTTTTTACAAATTTATCACCTGGTGGGTTTAGTGTTGAGGTAACTGATGCGGGATTATGTAAGGCCAGCTCTTCAACAACATTATTAGCACCTGCGGGAATATCAAGTGTGTCGGTTAATATAACAAATTCAAAATGTAATGATTTATCGGGTGTTTTAGGTCCAATCACAGTATTAGGTGGAACACCACCATATACATATACATTAACAGATTCTAACGGTAATATAACAACAAATACTGTAAATTTTAATGTTTGGCAGTTTCAAAACTTATCATCAGGTAACTATACTTTAGGTGTGACGGATTTAGGTCCTTGTACTTATTCAAGTACCTATACAATTAATAATGATGTTTTATTTGGTTTAACTACGTCAACTACCGGAACTACCGGTGGAGAAAATAACGGAAGTGTTACATTGTATATCACTAGTGGAGGTACTCCTCCATATACTTATAGTATTAACTCTCAATCATTAACAACTTCTGTAACGTCATACACTTTTAATAATTTAACCTCAGGGAATTATCTTGCTAGTGTGGTTGATAGTACTAAATGTTATCAATCATCACCATTTACAATTGACAATTCGGTGGCTGTTGATTTCCACTTATCAAGTAGTGAGTTTGCGGTTAATTCGGATGGTGAAATATCTGCGTATGTTTTAGATGGTAAACCACCTTTTGAATTTATATGGTCAAATGGAGATACTGGTATGACGGTTAATAATTTATCCGCAGGTACGTACTCTCTTAGAGTAGTTGATGCGGATGGTTTCTCAAAAACAAAACAAATTGTTATTAAAGGTAATAATACCTATAATGGTTCAGGGACTTATAGTGTTTGTAGTGGTAATTTAACATTGGGTAAAAATCCTGTGATTGTTAAAACAGGTCCTAGAGAAATGTTAAATGAAGGGTTTTATGATTTAACGTCAGGATTTACAAATTGTGTATTAAATAATGCTGTTTTTACTCTTAATGTTACCGTAGGAGATTTTGTTACATCTAGTGTAATTTACACAGGATATAATTTAAATGATTACCCAAAAGATAATGTTTTTTATTATTGGGTTAAAACATTAATTGAAAGTTCCCCACAAATTGGCGCGGGAAATGTTGAAACTTATCCGGATAACACAATTTACATTAAAACTAATTGTAACCCTGAATCGTTGCATAATACATCAGTAACGGTTAGTACAACAATTAACTATGATATTTCTTGTGAATATTGTGGACCAGTACCAAGTTCTTCGCCTACCCCAACGCCAACATTAACACCTACAATAACTCAAACACCTACTAACACTCCTATATCTACATTAACACCAACACCGACATTGACACCAGTGCCAACATTAACACCAACAAATACTCCAACTCCTACATTAACACCAACACCGGGTGCGTCAGTTACGCCAACACCAACATTAACTCCAACGCCGGGAGCTTCAGTTACGCCAACACCAACATTAACTCCAACACCAACATTAACTCCAACAAATACACCAACAAATACATTAACACCAACAAATACGTTAACACTAACACCTACATTAACTCAAACCTCAACTAATACTCCAACACCAACATTAACTCAGACACCAACTAATACTCCAACACCTACGTTAACATCAACACCAACACCGTCACCTTTAACAACATATTACGCTTATAGAGAGTGTGGTGGTAATAGAGACTCACTAGTGATTTTACAAACTATGTTGGCTATAGAAGGAATGGTATTAGGTGATACTATATTATTTACGGATAATAGAGGAAATAAAACTTGTTGGGAATTAATTGGTAATACATCGACCTTAAATCAATACTTAGGTTTATATATAAACACTTTTGATTCAGGTAATGTTAATTATTTTACAACTATTGATGGAGAAATTTATAATTGTGAGAAATGTCTTGATACTATAAAATCATTAACTAATCCAATTGGGTTAAAATGTCCGTTAGATTTTAAATTTAGTAATAGATGTAGAGTTGAAGGAAACGGTTCTGTTTTATTAAACAATGTTGTTCTTTATTCTTGGGTTGGTAATTTAATAACAACTTATGGTGATGTATACAGTGTGAATGACGGTGATACTATAATAATTAAAGTAGATTATATAGGTCAAGATAATTATTTAGTTATGGATATTCAAAGTAATGATGGTTTAGGTGAGGCCCTTGCCCCTGTATCTAACACAATTTATGGTGTTGTTCAAAATTATCAATATTCATATAAAGTTGGGTGTGGTAAAGCACGAAATACTTTAGTTTTAACTAATAAATGTAAATAATAAAAAACCCCCAATTAAGGGGGTTATTTTTTACCATATATTTTCTTGTCTCATATGACCTAAAACACAACAATAAGCGTCTGTTTGGTCAAAGTTCTCTTTTTTGAGGGTATTGTTTCTTGTGTATTGCCAAGTGATTTGAGGTTCTTTTTTGGCAATTAAATCCCAAATAATTTGTTTCTTATCAATATCCTTTGGAAGACCTCCAAATAGTACAAATTTACCTTTGTCATTTTCTTTAACTAATTCAGGGAAGGCAAACTTACGAGAATTGTATGTAGATATGAAGTCAGGAACCACCCCTAAAACATCATAAATTTCTTTTGTGACCAAAGTATTGAACCTTAGTAATGTTTGGACTGTATACACGTTATTTGAGTTTAATAGAGGTTCCTCAATAATTACTTTAGTAATCCCCATATCTTTATATTCTAAAAGTTTAGTTCTAAAGATTTCACCTTTAAGAAGTAATTCTTTTATTTTGTTATCTTCCTTTGGTTTTGGAGTTGGTGATACGTGGGTTAGTTCTAATAATTCTCTACTTTGTATGTCAAATAATGCCCATCCAATAGTTTTGGTGGAAACATCAAGCCCTAAAACTTTAGGGCTTTCTTTTAATGTTTTTTTCATATGTTTGTTTTAGAAATCAAATTTAACTAAAAACTGTTGAATACCCTGTCTAAGAACAGGAGATTGTAGCTTTGATACAATCATAAGATTCATTTCGTCATCGTAAAGACCAATTTCAGTAATATACGAATTTGTGTTGGCTGACCAACTTGGGTTTGAGGATGCTTGGAACTCTGCTTGACCAAGATTTAACTTATATTTCATCTCATAAATGGTAGCTTGAATGTCAGTTTCTAACGAACCGTAGAAATAATATTCATCTCCAAAATTAAGAGTTGTGTTCGATGTTGTTCCGGTTGGCAAATCAATATAGTCATTTAAGTTATATGTATTACCGCTAGCGGAATTATATAAATCATTAGTTATAATAAATGTGTTACCTGTAAGACCTGATTGTGTAATATACCCATTAACATTTGTTGATGTTAATTCATTACTAAAATCAATTAATCTCCATTCAGAAGATACCGGTCTAGTGTCGCCGGTTACTTTTTGACAAATTATTTGAAAAGTGTCCGCTAAATAACCTGTTGGTATGGTAGTAGTATTAGTTACTTTATTTAAACAATTAAATTCACCGTTAAATCTAACCGCCACATTTTGTGTCCCAATATTATTACAATCATTAAAAGGTCCAACAATGTTTGAGTAATAATTACAATGTAATGAGTTAGTTGCTCCTGACGATGTGTTAGTAAGTAAGTATGATACATACATACTTTCATCAGGATTTGTTAAAACACCTATGTTAGATGATTGAGTATTACAGGTGTTTGGTGTTATTAAGGATGTTGTTGCTGCCGGTAAAGTCCAGTTACGATTTGATTTATATGAAAGAGCCGCAACTAATTCATCATCATCAATTACTATAATTTTTTGGTCAGGAAATACCTTACCAACTCTATTTGGTTGTGATAAATTATTTTTGGATGGGTATGTGTCCCATAAATTATAGTAACGAATACCGGGGTCATTCATATCAGCATTTTTAGTTGATTGAATGTAGTATGGTGTTAATAATTTAGATTCAACAAATTCATCGTTAGGTGGGTCAACATAAAATGTTTCACCTATACAACAATTTGGTGATTTGTGCCACATTAACCAAGGAATGTGTAATTTAAAGTTTCTTGCGTCACCTGTTGTATCGTCAGGTGTTAATGTACTATAAGGTTCCATAGCAAATTTTTCACCATAAAAAAAGTCTATAGTTTGATTTGTATAGTGAATAATTGCGATAGCTTTTTGGTCTTCAGGTTTTACTATAATTTTGTTTCCAAAAGTATCGGAATAATATGTAGGGTCGATTACATCTTTGTTACTATCAACAAATGTTTGACCACTGATTGTCATATACCCTAAGTATTCTTTTGTTCCTAAATAAGTTGATGATGTAAAGTTTTTAAATCCGATGTTTTGGTCGTCAAATAATCCAGCAGGATTTTCTGACCAAGGAATATTCATATTCCAAACTTTAACATCAAATTGGTCTGTATTACAAACAGATTCATAATTAATAACGTCAGGACTCCAATGTTGTAATGGTGTTACACTATCGTAAAGTGATGTCATATTTGGTGGATAAACTAATATTCTTGAATATGAACATCCTGAGGTGATATATGAAAAATCAGGTGTGACTCTATCTAATGTAATTACGTCTAAACAAATATCAACAATTCTATAAGTTAACATACTATAACAACTACTCATAGACATTACATATTGTTGAGTAGGTGTTGGTGTACACCCTGTTGGTGTCACCACACAACAAGTTGCCGATGGAGTCGGTGTTGGTGGAGGTAAAGCACAAGCATCGTAAGATGGTGTTACCGTTGGTGTTGGTGTTGGGGTAGGTGTTGTAGGTGTTGCGGCTAAACCACAATCCGTAGCACCATTACCATCATAATAAATGGTGATAAAATCACCTTTGGCTGGTAGTCTAACAATATTTGTGTTACAACCTGAATAAATTATCTTTATTGTTGTACCACCTGTTAGAGAATTCATATCAACAACAAAATTTGAGTTAATAACATATGAATTACTTGTTATTGCGCTCCAAGTATTTAACGTAGTATTACCTGAAAAAAATCCTCTAATTGCTGCTGTATTATAAATTGGTGCGACTTCAGAAGACATAAATGGGATACCGTAAGTATTACCATTTGTACCATCTACATAATATGGGTACTTAATATTTTGTTTATTAGTTTGTCCCTGAGCAGAATTTTGTGAATTAAAATTAGGTTCTAAAATGTTTGTTCTTGTTTGATTGTAATTGGTTGCTAATGTATTGTAAGACACTTCACTATCTCCAATTTGGAAATATGAAATGTTAAAATTACCTTGAGACAGTTTCAATCTACCTGTATCAGTTAATCTTGTATTTACTAAACCCGATGTATTTTTAAGTATATATGCCATACTGTATAAATATTATAATTTTGATTATGTGTTAATTAATATTGAACAACAATCACAACCTACTATACGAGCATTGGTGATTGAGTATGAATCGTTACTATATCCAACAACACAAGTTCCTAATGTAGTTTTATCTACTCTTGTTGATGTGGTAATGGTAATAATGTCTGTATTTGTTAATTCTAATGAATTCCAAGAGTCTGACGTACTATATTGATATATTGTTGTATTTTGACAACCTGGTGATGTATTAATCGATGTTGAATTACCACTAAATGTTGTTGATAACGGAATAGATATTTCATTTTTGTATAATAATGTACCTGTAGTTAATATTGATGTACCACTTAATGGTCCTGAGTAAAAACTATTGTTGTGTACAAAATCAAAATATAATGTAGTACCATCCGGTAGTTCCGGTGTTACTAAAATAGTTGTCTCGTAAGTTTTAGAGATAGTCGTTGGATTATTAATTTGAGTACTTGGGGTGGTATTCAAAGATAATGTATATGTTGTTGCGAGTGTTGGTTCATCTAAAGTAATTGTTTTAACAAAATTATTACCTAATGAATCTAAAATAGATAAACTATATATTCCTGAACATAATTTTGAGAATAAAGGTGAATCGCTGTATGTAACACCATTATTAATTGAATATGTATATGGTGGATTATCCAAACTAGGGTTAAATGAAATACTTCCATCACATAAACAAGTTGGTTGGTTAATACTAACAGGGTATGATTGTCTCAAATATGTTTCTGAAGGACAATTACCTTCTCTCGTTGTAATATTAAGTCTTTCGTTTCTATTGTTACCAATTACACCCCAACCCTCTAATGGTGGGTTTGAAGTGACATTAGTAGATGATGTTATTGTGACTGGAAATGATGTTCCGTATGGTTGATAACCGGATAAAACCCAAATACTTCCATCCCATCTAATTTGAATCCCCTCGTCTGTTTCATCAACCCAATAAGGTGTGTTATTAATAGTATTTGTATCACCATAAATAAATTGTATTCTGTTAAAAATAGTACTATTTTCAAACGACATACAAAAATCTTTATAAACAATATTGTTAGTTGGTACTAATGTAATTGTATTTTCAGGGCAAAGTTGATTGTATAGATATAAAACTGTTGTCGAAATTGGAACCTCAACAATAATTCCCTCACCCGTTAATTCATCTATATCTAAATTTTGAGCGTATACCGGAGGTGTGGTGATAGGGTAAACCTTTGGAACAATAGATGACGCTGATGGTGGATTAGTAGGGAATACACCGTAGTAAACCGTGTATGGACCTGGCGATGTTCCACCGGTTATTTGAATTGTGTAATATTTTTTTGTACTCATAACTATATAATATATGTTGGGTTAGAAGTTGTTACTGTTCCACCTGAAAATCTGTAAGCTAAAACTAAATTAGTTGTGTCTGCGCTATAATTAACTATAGGTGCTGCCCAAATTTCAAAATCATTTTGATTTAATAAATTTGGTAATCGACATTGGTAATACCATTTATAGTGGCGAAATTTTTGATAACTTCCAGGATTGTCCAATGAACCTGATTGGTTATAATTACATACAGTTCCGGATAATGATGGAATTATTGTTGACGGGTTACCCGAAAATGGGTATGTATTACCAATGGATGTTGAACTTCTGAAATAACCATATGCGGCTCCAGTTAGTTTTGAGTAGGAGTTTTCATAAATATAATAAGTGTATGTCGAACCTGTATAGTAAATACCTATTGGTGAAAAAACTCTGTTCGTTCCCATATAAGTTGAGGTTGTCCCTGTTGAATAATTGTTTACGTTGATAACAATACTGTCAATATTACCTTGACAACCAGAGTTACAACCCGCAGGTGCAGTTGGATATTGGTTTGTAATTGTATTTGCTGTTAATTTCAAATAATATTGGCTACCTGTTATTCCTGTAACAATAGTAGATGTAGGGTGTAAATAAATTTCTTTAGTTCTTGTCCCAACAAAATCCCCACAATCATTCGGTGCTGTCGATGATGGAATGACCATTATCGTATATCTGTAATAACTAAGACTTGTCGGTAATGTACCATCAACCCAACATAAGGATTTTGCGGTTACCCAATCATTATAATATGATGAAATAAATTGACTTGACCCTGTAAAACCAAAAACACCTTTACCATCAAGTGAAAATGTTTTATCGTATGATGTTGGGGTCGCGTCCTCAGTACAACTAGGTAGTACTACGTAATTACAATACCCAGCAAAACAAGTAAATTTAGGTAAATAAAGACCGAAATTATTACTAATGGTCGAAAGGTTTGAGGTTGTATATTCGTCAATAGAGTTGTAATTACCGTAAAATCCGTAGTATTTATATAGGTCACTATTGTCTTGGTCAATTTGAGAACAACCACTAACTGAAAATACTATGTCGTTAGAGCCACAATTACCGGTTGTTGAGGTAATTGTTGAACCAATTATTTTATTTGTGGTGTTAGTTGTTAAACAATCGTCACAGTCAAAATCATTTAAACAAGTGATGTATAAGTTCCATAATGTATTTTGAGTTGTCGGTTGTACCTTAATTTCAATATTATCGTTATTATTAATAGTTAACCCTGTTAAAGTTGTTATTTTTCTATAATAATAAATACTATTACCGGTGTTGGCTGATTTAGGGTATATGTTTGGGGTTAAATTAGTAACAAGACCAATATTTGAACCAATTAATATATCCTCTAACCCTATTTTCGTTGTACCATAAGTGGCCCCACTGAGAGTTATCGTTAATCTATCCGGTCTTTCATAACCTAAAAATGACCAAGCAAGATATTTGGTACTTGCAGATATTTTAAAAGTTGATTCAACAGTTTGTGGGCTGCTTGATGAAATGTCTAAACTTAAAAAATGTGTGTATCCAGTAAATAATCCGGTGTTGTTTGTTCTAAAATCACAAGTTAATGGTAATACGTTTGTTGTTGGTAAACAATTTAAAAAACTCGTAGGTATATTATTAGTACCACCCGTATTAGAATATGTATATCCATTAATTTTAACCTTTTCAATGATTGGTGTATAAACACCCGCAATTGAAGGGATTGAACGACCAGGTCCTGATAATGGGTGTGTGTAAGTACTTACAGGATTCGCATATACTCCACCACCTGAAGAAAATGCAAATGTTGTTGTATTGTCAGGTCCGTACCAATTTATTTTATAATCAACTATTGGCGTTTGACAAGACCCTGTTAATACTCCCGCAGTAATTACCGCCGATGTTGATGCCGAATATAGTGATAAACCTAAATTACAAGTTTGACATATGTTGTTATCTTGAACCGGAATACTAATACAATAACTAGTTGGTATGTCTTTAAAATTAATAACCGTTGTCCCTGTAGGAACTTCAATTATATAAGGACAACTACTACCTGAAATCTGAGATAAGTTAATAGGGGTTAGATTGTATGGTGGGACATCATAGTTGTTGTTTAAATAAATGTCGAAAGGACCTGTTGCCGGTACAGGACCAGGATTATATGTTATACAAGTTGCGGCTGAAAATGTTGCTGGCATATGTTTATATTATGTTATGTCAAATGTATATCCGGAGATGTTATTAGGGATACATTCAATTACAATGTATTCTGTTATAGATGCGCCAAAAGAACAATCTTTGTCTGTAAATATTGTACAATAAACTGTTTCTGTAAAATCTCCGTAAGAATCTACAACAGTTGCTGCGTAAGTACCGTTTGGTATATTATTTAATGCGGGGTGGATACCCATACTTGGGTTTGTTGATGAAGACCAATAAACCGTATATGGTGGCGTCCCACCTGTAATTGATACTGAGACTTCACCATCTGACGATTGTATTGATGATGGGTTACTATTAACACACACAACGTCCATAGGCATAATTGTGATAACGCCACATTCATTTATTTGTCCTGTTATTATAGGAATATTAACAGGGGCTGGAGTAAAACACGGAAATATCTCTATACAAGTACTACAATCATAAGAGTAAAATGTTGGTGTTGAATTATAGATTGTTAATCCTTCTAATGGAGTTGAAGTAACACCACTATATGTTACACAACCTGAGAATAATCCATCTAAAACAACCGCGTATTGATTCCCGACTGTTGGTGTAAAATTAGTCCAAGGCGTTGTTGTTTCACCACTTGATATTCCAAAAGATGATATATTTTGGCAACAAGCCGAAAAGTAATATATGTTATTCCCTACCATTTTATATTTGTTATTTTACTATAAATAATCTAAAGTTTGATTTTATTAAAATATAATTGACATTTACTTTTAATAAATGGTGTGATTGGTGATATTTATAGATATGAAACTTATAAGTACCATATCAAATATTGTTACAGAAGCTAAAGAACTATATGAATTGGCTTGTGATAAAGGTGTTCCGGAAAAAGAATTGGAACGTCTTGAGAAAAATTATTATGAATCCTTAAAACTTCTAAGGATATATGAAAACTTGGGTAAATCGCCTAAGAAATTAACAGATTAAATACCACCATCGTAAATTGTCCAACCATACGTTCCTGTTAGAATTGATTTTCCCGCAGAACCTCCGGAAGTATATTTTATATTTCCAAAATTAATGGTTATACCTGAATGAAGAGATGGTAATGAGCTCCACCCATTGTATATTGCGTCTAAGTTTGTTGTTGAGAAGTCAGTATAACTTTTACCATACATAAATTGATTAAAGTTTGTAACTCCGGTAACGTTCCAAGAACCAATATTTTGGTTAAATGCTCCGGAACCAAACATACTTTGCATATTTGTTACATTTCCAACATCCCAAGAACCTATAGGTTGATTAAACATTGTGTCACCAACAAACATATTTGACATACTTGTTACACCTGATACAATCCAACCACTTATGTTTTGATTGAAGATTGTTGCACCGGCAAACATACTTTGCATATTTGTTACACTTGAAGTGTTCCAAGATGTAATATTTCCGTTAAAATTATAACACAAGAAAAACATATAATGCAAATATTCTACATTACTAGTGTCCCACAAATTAAGATTTTGATTAAATGATTGGTTAAAAAAGAACATAGATGACATATTTATAACATTACTAACATCCCAAGAATTTATATCTTGATTAAATGATGTTATTGAAAACATACTATCCATATTTGTAACCCCGGATACATTCCAACCACCAATGGATTGGTTAAAATTAGAATAATAGAACATATACTCCATACCTGTAACACTTGAAACATTCCAGTTATCAATAGGTTGGTTAAATTGTGTGTTACTAAACATATATCCCATACCTGTAACGTTAGAAACGTTCCATCCTGATAATGGTTGATTAAATATTGTTGCACTGTTAAACATTGAAGACATATTTGTTACGTTACTAACATCCCAAGAACTAATATCCGAATTAAATGAAGAACATCCTGCAAACATATAATTCATATCTATAATATTCGATGTGTTCCAAGAACTAATGTCTGAATTAAAATTTAAACAATTATTGAAGGTTGCAACAAATGATTGAATATTTGAGACATCCCAAAGATTTGAGTTATTAATTGTTGTTAGAGAATAACACCCATCGAATGTATTGTTAAAACCGTTTGAATATGTTAAATTTGGAATATCGTTGACTGTTGATAAGTCTAAATTTGAACAATTATAAAAAGTTTGAGTTTCATATTGACCAAATTGTAAACATCCCCACTGTGTGATAGATAGTATTTTATCTGAATCGGGAACTAACGCGGCACCAAATGACCAATCAGATATTGTACCTGTGATGGTTAATGTATATATACCTGGTGTGGGGTAGGTATGTAGTGTTTCAGGTTGATTCCAAGATGATATTTTTTCAACGGTACCATCACCCCAATCTATGTCAAAATAATATGTTACTCCATTAACTAATGGTAATTGTATTTGATTACTTAAACTAGACCCACCTGAAGTATTTGTTGTATCCCAAATTGAGATAAAGGGAGGGATTACAGAATAACAATCAATTACTCTAAATCTTTCACAACCATCTAATGTGATAACTTTAATCCCAACGGATGAAACCATATCAAATTGGGGTGGTAATAATATCGTATTACTTGGTGGAATACTTGTAAAAACTGTTGATAATAATATGCAATTGTTACCATAGATATCACACACATAAATGTCGTATGGATAACTTAATCCTATTATATTTGTGATATCGATTGTTGTCATAATTAATTTATTTACACACCACTATCTCCGGTTATTACCCAATTTTTAGTTGTTGTTAAATATGTTCTACTAGCTCCTGCTGTTGAAATTGTGTATTGTAATCCCGTTGCTCCCATTACAATAGATGATTGTAATCCTGGTAAAGATGACCAATTGATTAACATATTACTGTAATTTAATGTATTTAAACCACAATAATTAAATGCTTGGTTTAATCCTGTGGAAGAGATATTAACGTATGTTAATCCGGTTACAATCCAATTACTAATGTTTTGGTTAAAAGATGTGGCGCTAAAAAATATTGAGTTCATTTGTGTAACATTTGAAACATTCCAACCTGATAATGGTTGGTTAAATAGTGTGGCGTTGTTAAACATACTAGACATATTTGTTACATTATAAACATTCCAATTGGTTATACCTGTTGAACCACCGTTATTAAATGATGAGTTGACAAACATTAAACTTGTATCGGTATTGTTTTGCATATTCCAATTGGATATGTTTTGATTAAATATTGTACCATAAAACATTTGAGTTGTGGCGGTTACACTAGAAAGGGTGGAGAGATTAGGTGATGTTCTTTCCCAATTATTAATTGGTTGATTAAACGATGCCGCTCCTCGAAACATCAATAACATACTATTTACGGAGTTAAGGGTCCATCCACTAATTGATGTTGTTCCGTTATTATTGAATGACGTTGCGCTAAAAAACATACCTTCCGTCGTTGTAACATTTGACATATCCCAATTTCCTAAGTCTTGATTAAAGTTAAAAGCTTCACTAAAAGTGCTTGAAGTGTTTAATAATGACGTTGTTGTCCAATCTCCAATAGGTTGGTTAAATAATTGACATTTACCAAATGTTAACCTCATATCAGTGACATTTGAAACGGACCAATATCGAATACTATCGGACCCACCATTATTGAATACCAAACATCCGTAAAACATACCAAATAAAACTGTTGAGTTTGTCATATCCCAATCACCAATGTTTTGGTTAAAACTAGTACATCCTCTAAAAAGGTACTTAAATGTTGAAACATTTGATACTAACCAAGAATTTAAATTATTGATAGTAGTTATTGATGAACAATCTCTAAAAAATCCTTCCATTGAATTATTTAGATAAACAGGTGTATCGGTAACTCCGGTTAATACTAAGTTACTACATCCGTAGAATGCGTTAATACTGGTATCGGTGTCAAATTGACCCCAATGTATTATTTCTCTAATTTTTAGTTTATTTCCAATATTATTAAAACTCCACCCTTGTAGAGGTCCATCAATTGTTATAGTATAATCTCCGGCAACTGCGTAAGTATGTGTTCTATTTGCGTATGAACTAATAGATACGTTCCCGTCTCCCCAATCAATTTCTCCACCATATGTTCCGCTAACACTATATGGTAAGGTAACGCTCTCTGATGATGTTGTTGTTCTCCATACTGACGTGAAAAAAGTTGGTGCTAAAGATGGTGTAGGTGTTGGGGTTGGTGTTGAGGTTGGTGTGTATGTTGGTGTTGGAGTATATGTTGGGGTATATGTTGGTGTAGGTGTGTTAGTTGAAGTTTGAGTTGGTGTTTGAGTTAGGGTTGGTGTTTGAGTTGGTGTAGGTGTTTTAGTACCTCCTGGAGTGTTTGTTGGGGTATATGTTGGTGTGGGAGTGTTTGTAGGTGTTTTTGTTGGAATAATGGTTTGTGTTGGTGTTTGTGTTGGTGTTGGTGTTTGTGTTGGAGGTACATAATCTTCACATTCAAGGCATTTACCGTTATTGACATTACCAAATGAAACTGTTTCAATAATAATTTCATTTGTGTTAATATCTACATCATTATTAGAGTTACCAATATATGCAATACAGTTAGAACTATTGTCAACTAATGCTCCATATACTTGATATAGTTCTAACGATTGTTCTGGTAATAATGACACATTAGAACAATAAAATAATTCGTTATCGTAACAATTTTGGAATGTTAAAATGCTTGAACACTCAATATTGTCATTAATTAGAAAAAAAGTAACTTCTTGAGTAAAATCACAATTAGTGATTGATAAAGGTTCGAATACCTGTAATGGGGGATTATTCTCAACCATTAACGGTAATGTTTGAGGTAATCTATATGCTACCGCGTCAATTCCAATAATAGAACAAGGGTTTGTTGCCGTTGGTGTTATTGTCGGTGTTGGGGTAATAGTTGAGGTTGGTGTTATTGTTGGTGTTGGAATAAACTCACAATCAAATACTGCGTTAAAATCTAAAACGCTACAATTATTTGTTGGTGTTGGGGTTGGAGTAGGGCAAACCCCTGAATAAACATACGAGGTACTTAAATCAGGGCAAGAACTAAAACAAGGTGTTTTTCCTGCTAACGAACAACTTCCACTAAAAGTGTCAGATAGACACCACTGACTAGTTGTTCCGGTTGAATAAAAGATTACCCACCCATTAGTTTGTCCCGACCAATATGTGTAGCCATTATGGGTTCCACCTGTTATATAGGTGTCGTCGGCTCCAACTAAACCGGTGTTATTTATACAGTATATTGAACTACAAGGCATATTATTTTTTTATTTTAATTATTCTCATTTAATTATGGACAACCACCAAAGATTATTAACCAAGTACTACAGTCATTATAGTTTGTGTAGTCAATAATACTAATTGTCGGTATACCACTAATTGCAATACCTGTCACTACTTCATAAGGTAAACCATTTGTTGCCGTATATGTACTCGGTAATGATGTAAAAATAGGATTATAGGCAACATATTGAGTTGTTAAATCACAACATCCGTATAATTCTAAAACTAATACAGCGGGTGTTGTAGTTGGGGTTACAGTTGGGGTTACAGTTGGGGTTACAGTTGGGGTTAAAGTATTTGTTGGGGTTATAGTTGGTGTTGGTGTTGGGGTGCTACTAGCTATAATAACATTAAGATTTTGATAAAAGACACAACTATTACTGTCGACAACTTTTAAACTAAACGAAGATTGACTTCCCATTATAACCGGAACTACAAAATTGTAAGGTAATGACGACGAAGGTATGGTATCAATATAGATACAAGTAATATTTGATGGGTCACATAAATAAATGTTAAATGGTGATGCTCCCGATATGTTGTTAATTAAAATGTTCGTTGTCATTTAATGAAATGTTATTATCATAAATATAGGGGGATTAAAAAACTAATAAAGTTTTGATAATAATAATTTTATTCGTATATTTGACTTATGTCAGATGATGCGGAAATTTTATTGGAGATACTACACGATATCTTAGGGGATGAGAAACTTCACTATGAGTCAAAGGGTCAAATATCTTTTGACTGTCCGATATGCGATGAAGACCAGCACAAGGGAAATATGGAGGTGAACTACTTTGAACACGTCTACAAGTGTTGGAGTTGTGGGGATGAAAACAATACCAAAGGGCCTCTTGGAAAACTTATAGATAATTTTGGTAATAAGAAACAGAAAAAAATCTACAACCTACTTCAACCGGAAAATCACAAACCAAAAGAAAAACGAGTAACTAAATTAAAACTACCTGAAGGATTTACCAAATTCAAAGATAGTAGTTTAGTTTATCCGGTTCGTCGTCAGGCATACAATTACTTAACCCAACGAGGAATAACTGATAAGATTATTGAAAAGTATGGAATTGGGTTCTGTGACCAAGGTACGTTCTCAGGAAGGATTATTATACCATCCTATGATAGTAAGGATGAGTTGAACTATTTTATTGCCCGAAGTTGGGACCCAAATAGTCGGGCCAAATACAAAAATCCTGAGGCATCAAAAGATGAGATAATTTTTTTTGAGAGCACAATCAATTGGAATGCGGACATTCATCTTTGTGAAGGAGCGTTTGACGCTATCTTCCTACCAAATAGTATTGCTATGTTGGGAAAACATATGTCGGAGTTGTTACTTAATACATTATACGAGAAAGCGAATGGTAATATAATTATATGTCTTGATGCTGATGCGTGGCAAGATGCTGTAAAACTATATCACAACTTAAATGGGGGTAGATTATATGGTAAGGTTAAAATAATAAAATTAACGGGTGATGCCGATGTTGCCGATTTAAGGGGTGATATAAATAATCATTTTTATACAATGAAATAGATGATAGATTTAAATGAGGTTGCGAAAGAAATAAGGGGGTTGTTAGATAAACGAAGAGAGGACCTTGAGTTAACATTCGTTGAGGACACCCACACTTATTATATGAAGGATGAGACCGGGGTAATCCGAAGTGATTATCCGTCTGTTAGTAAAGTAATGAAATACTTCTATGAAGAGTTTGATACTGAAGGTATCTCACTAAAGAAAGCTAAAGGTGACCCTGAGGTACAACAACAACTCTTGGATGAGTGGAAGGCGGCCGGAGATTACTCAACCAATATGGGAAGTAGGGTTCACTATATGTTGGAGAAGAAAACCATTGAGATGTTTGGGGATTACAAAGAAGTGAGACAACCCATCTTTGAATGTGACTTTACACAAATTTTAAAGGGGGATAGTATGATATCTGCCGGAACGGCTTACTTAGAACTTATGGTTGAGAGAGGAGCTGTGTTATTGGATACGGAGATTGTGTTGGGTGACCCTGAACTAGCTTACACCGGACAACCGGATAAGGTATGGCTCATAATGAATAAAGAACAAACTGAGTTTGGTTTGGTAATAACAGACTGGAAAAGTAATAAGCCAAAGAATTTTGAGGAATCGTTCTTCACTAAAAAAATGTACTATCCGTTTGATAAGTTACCAAATAATGCGTTGGGTCACTACTTTACTCAACTACCATTTTATGGGAAACTTTTAATTAAAATGTTACAAGGAACTAAATACGAAAACATTAAATTGTATGGGTGTGTGATTGTTCTTGTGAAGGAAATAGGTCAATATGAAGAGTTCCGTGTTCCTAAGTCAGTTCAAGATACTATCTTGGAAATGGATGTGAAAAAGTATTTGACTAAGAAGTAAAAATAAACTAAATTTATAAAAAAAGAATATGGACGATTTATTAAAACCAAAGATTGATTTAAAAAAACAACCTACTGTAGTATGTGAGGAGTGTGATTGTGTCTACTTTAAAGAAGTTGTGATGGTTAAGAAAGTTAACAAATTGTTAACAGGAAGTCAGGAAGATACTATAGTGCCTTTCCCTACGTACAGATGTGACGATTGCGGTCACGTAAATGAAGATTTTAAAATATTTGACAAATAAGATGATTAAAAAATTAGTTCACTTCAGTGACTTACACATACGATTATTCAAAGACCACGACCTATATCGAGGTATATTGAATGATATGTTGGAACAATTCAGAGAGATTGGTCCGGACAGGATTGTATTCACCGGAGATTTAGTTCATTCTAAGAACCAAATGACACCTGAACTTATTGAGTTTGTTGCTTGGATTCTTACGGAATGTTCTAAGATTACCAAAACCATTGTTATAATAGGTAATCACGATTTTTTGGAGTCCAACTCTTCAAGGTTGGATGCTCTAACACCTGTAATTGATTCCTTAAAGAACGACAACATTGTTTATTTAAAGAACAGAGGTGAATACGAGGATGATAATGTTGATTGGGTGGTGTATTCATTACTTGACCATAACATTCCACCTGAGATTGAAAAAACGGGTAGATTAAAGATTGGATTATTTCACGGACCAGTTCAGGGATTAACTACAGATATCGGATATAAGTTTGAAACCGGATTTGAGACTGATAAGTTTAACGGATGTGATTTGGTATTATGTGGTGATATTCACAAAAGACAAATCTTTAACATTCCGGGTGGTAAGAAAGCGTATATGGTGGGTTCAACAATTCAACAGAATTATGGTGAGACAATAACCAAACACGGATTTGGAATATATAATGTTGAGACAGATGATTATTCATTTGTTGATTTAGATAATCCAAAACCTTTCTTATCATTTAAGATGAAATCATTTGATGATATTATAAACGGAACAGAAAAATTAGTTAACAGTGGGAAATCTTAGAGACAAATTCTCCGATGAGGAGTGGGAAGAATTACTTAAAAAAATAGAACAAGAAGATAAAGAGCGTGAAGCGAATCGAGTTAACAAGTAGTCAATTAAGTAGCGTCAATGAATATTGTAAATTAAACAATATTGATGATGTGGACAAGTTTATTGCCAAATGTTATGTCGATGGGTTTAATATAAAAAAATATGGTTTACTTGGTGATGATTCAGGAAAAACGGGTATTGTTGGTGAAAAACAGGTGGAAATTGAAGTAATCCGTGAAATACGGGTGGAAGTTCCGGTCGAAGTTATTAAAGAAGTTGAGGTAGTTAAAGAAATAATCCGAGAAGTTGAGGTTATTAAGGAAGTTATAGTGGAAGTTCCTGTCCCAAATATAGATAAAATTGGGGACAAAAATAAAATAAATGAACTGTTGTTAAAAATACAACAGTTGGAAAATCAAGAACCAATTATTAAAGAAGTTATGGTGGAAGTTCCTGTCACAAATTTAGACAATATTTGTGACAAACCTGAACCAATAATTGTTGAAAAAATTGTGGAGGTTATCAAAGAAGTTCCGGTTGAAACTATTGTGGAAAGAATAGTTGAAGTTGAAAAACCAAATGATAAGGTATTACTTCTTCAAGAAACTTTACAGAAACTTAGAAAAGAACTATCTTTAAAGAACACAAGGATTGAAGACCTTGAAAACATAAATAAACAATTGGAATCAATTAAAATCAGTCAAGGGGCTGTTTATATGAAAGGTTCCAACATAAATGAAACAATGTAATATGATAACACAATTATTATTATGGATGATTATGGCTTATGGGATGACCAACATAATCGTTTACGGAAGTATCTTTAATGGACCGAGAAATTCCATTAACAAATCATCAAACACACCAAATTTTCCTTTTAGAGGGTTTTTTATATTTTTGAGTGATATGATTAAATGTATGATGTGTGCATCGGTATGGATAGGGTTCTTTTTTGGTCTTGTCTTATATTCACCAGTACACGAAATGTTAGGGGTTC